GTGTCTTTAGCTCCGTTTATGTACGCTTCTGCTGATGGTCGCTTTTCCTGTAGCTCTTCTCTTGTTAGCTTTACTTTCCAAATGTTCTTTTCTATCAGTCCTTTGATGTAAAGTAGTTTTAATCCTATGTCCATAATTTTAATTTAAAGTCCGCAATATCCTGAATCACAATCGTTGAAATCTTCATCGAACAAATCTAATTGTAATTTATGGTTTTTTATCTTTTCGTAAGTAACTCCACTTTTAAATGTGCATCCGTTTTTCTGCTCCATATCAATAAACCACTGGAACTTGTTCTCATCTCTTTGACTCATGTGTTTTAAGAATATCTCTGAACGATGAAAGCATCCAACACAATTATTTTTGTAAGCAAATCGCACAGGTTTATCTTTCCAAAACTGCTCTACTGTATCTTTAAAAATACCTGCTTCAATTAGTGGAAATGTAGCAGTTCTATATGGCAAAGTTTTCCATTTGTTGCGTCCGTTTTTCTCTCCTACTTTAAACTTAAAATGCTCTACTCCGTCAACTGCTCGGTCAATCATCGTCTTTGCTCTGCTCATTTCATTAGCTCTAAATCCTATTCTCATATCAATTGGCAGTTCTAAGTTCTCATAACACCATTGTGCAATTGGTTCTACTTTCATTTTTGATGTGCAAAATCTACGCATTAAGTTTGGAAGATATCCTCCTGCTTTGTCAATTACATCTTCAAATGTTCTATCGCTTAACCAAACAATCTCGCTTCCGATATATTGCTCTAAATCAAGCATCGTGTAAATAATCGTATCTTCTTCCAGTGTTCCAATGAACTCTTTTCCGATTCTATCGCTTACAATTTGACGCACCTTTGCATCAGGAAACAAACAATTAATGTCATTTGTACGAACAAGAGAAAAGATGTTGTAATCAGCAGGATAATTTACTGCAATGTAGCTTGATGTTTTACCACCACTTAGTGAGTTTACCGTTTTCATTAGAAGTTTTTGTTAGCGTGAATAGCGTTTATCTTTTGCTCAATCATAGTCATTTGTTTAGGTGGTTTAGGTCTGAAAGGCTTCAACGGGTCTTGTCCATTTATTGTAAAGCCTAATCCACTATTAAAATCACACATAATAAAATCATCTAATGCAGTAATCTTTCCACCTGTATCTGTGTCCTTTACTTTCTCAACTGATATCAAAGTTACAAATTTCATTGTTTCGTGTTTAACTAACCTATGAATGACAAACATATCATCACAACGATTTAAGAAAGCCTTACCTCCTTCAATGTGGTCTTTCATTGGTGGTTTAAGATGTCCTTTCCAATGGTGTTGTTCTCCATAGATATTTCCTGCTCTTCCCGATTCCGTGTTAGGATGCGTGTTTATGTAGATTGATTTACCTGTTTCGTTTACAAATTGACGTGCAGTATTTAAGAATTTGTAGTTTCCTTCGTATCCCATTTCTCGGTCAAGTCCAGTGTATGGGTCTATCAAACAAGCATGAGCATCAGACTTTTTAAATATCTCGAATAACTCCATCGGTTTATACAATTTAGAGTTATCAACAAAGTCAAAGAACTGTTCCAGGTAAGTTGAGTAACTGAGAATCTGCTGCTCGTTTAGTTCTTTGTATGGCTTTCCTGAATAGATTTGAATCATATCTCTTAGTATTTGTCCATATTGATTTTCACCTGACCATAGAATAAAACGTATTCCGTGCTTTAATGCCAAAGAAAGAAAGTACCAATTAATCCAATACGTCTTTCCAACGTTGTCGTGTCCTAAAATGATTGTAAGTTGTTTAGGTTTATATCTTAGGTTATCATCTAAGTTGCAATCTAATCCTAATCCTTGTTTAATTCTTCCTGCTTTGTAGTCCAACAGATACTGTTGAGTGCTACCTTTACTTAATATATCCATACTTTCTTGCTTTTTCTACTAATGGGTCATAAACTTCCTGAACTTGTTTTACGTTTTTAGCCAACCATTTTGTAGCAGTCAAATATAAGGAAGTATATTTCTTATTTCCTTTGAAGTTTTGAATTGAATCTAATATTTCGTCTATCTCTGAAATGGAATACTTTTCTAATAGCTTCTCTACCTCTGAATTAGATATAGATAAATGAGCGAATGCTCTATATATATTTATATCATTTACATTATCATTAACATTATCAGCTATTTTTGCTATGTCATTTATGCGTTTGCTATCGTTTGCTATCGGTTGCCATCGTTTGTTAGCACCTGCTATTCCTGCTTCACTTCTCTTAACTCGCTTTTCCTCAAAGAGTTTCAAATCTCTTTTCAATTGTTGCTTGATTGGTTCGAATGCTATCTCAATCATTAGGTCATCACTTGTTGGATGTTCATCACTTACATAAGAGTAAATGTGTTTGATTAATTTACCAGCAATTTCATCAGGTAGTTTGTTCCATAAGTCCTTTTGGTCAACGTAAAGGATAAACGATTTTTTGTCTTTTGCCATTGCAAATGTTTAAGTAATAAAAAAACCCTCGCAAATCCGTAGTCTCTCACTTCTACTTCATTACAAGGGTCAATAATACCTTAAGGACTTATAATGTGAGAGAAGTCCGTGTACAAATATAAACGTAATTACTCTAATAAAGTTGCATAATGCTCATATTTTTTTTCTTTAATCCATTTCTTAACACGATTCAAAGCATATAAGCTATTTGCTTTTTCGATGTCTTTAATCAAATCACGTTTTGGCAATTCAACTTTAACGCCTGTAAGTTCTGCAACGTATTCACTAATTTCTGCTGAATACACTGCACTATAGTATTTCGCTAAATTGTCGTGTGTCTTTACTGAATGAATTACGGATGCGTGATTCATATTAAACATTTCTCCAATCTCTTTGTAGGTCATCTCAGCATCTCTTAGCTTGCTTTGTAGATAGCACTTTCTGTAGATGATTTCACGTTTGCGATTAGGCTTATTTAATCCGTCTTTTTCTATCAGGTATTGAACCTTTTTTATGAACTCGCTCATTTGTTAGAATTTAAAACATCAAATTGTTCGATTTTAAAACTACCCATATTAAAACGTCCTGTTTCAATTAAGTCCATTTTCTTCCAGTACGCTAAACTTTTTGATGTAAATATCCATTCCTGCACTGTTGCCATTCCTATTTTATAAATTAGTTTGTATCTCATAACTTCTCATTAAATTTTATTTCACATATTCTCTTGTACAATTCCTCATTAAATGTACCTCTAATTGTTTCGTGTGATGATTTACCCGTCCAGAATCGAATCATCCTTTGTAGTCTAAATACCATATTCGTAAAAATTATTGTGTATAATCTTATCTAATTGCTCAATCATTTCATCAAACAGGAATCCTTCTTCTCTTCTCATATGTTCGATTTGTGATAATAGCCAATTCTCATATTGCTTACTTGTTTCCATTTGATGAATGCCATCCTTTTCTTCAATCCACCATTCTGCTTTTTTGATATTAATATCTAACTCAAGCCATTCGAAATCGTGTTTTCCTGCAGTTTCAGTCCAAAACCACCAATCACAAATAACATAAAAAATAACATCGCCTCGTTCGTAAGATATCCACATTTCATTTTTGTTGTATTCGATTTCCATAGCGTTTAGTTTTTAGTAAATAGTTTTCCGTATTTCTCTAATACAGGCGATTGAACGTGCTTAGTTTCAATTACAGGCTCTTCATTCGTTTCTACATAGTTTGGTTGTGTAAAGGTAAAATAACCGATTACGGTAAAGATTAAGGACAATGCGAAGATTGTTCCGATGATGTCTTTTTGTGTTTCGTTTAAATTTTTCATAGTCCTAAGTTTTTAATTAATTTAGTAATAGTTGCTAATCGTGTACCTGCTGATTCAGTAGCTGAATCGTTCATACCGAATGTTTCAAACATCTCCATATATTCCTTGAATAATACTTCGTGTTCCTGTAAAATCAAATCAATCATTTCTTGTTTTTTCATAGCTTTTAATTTTTGTTTGTGAACTAATTATATGCAAATATAGAAATAAGGTTTCAATTATCAACAATTTTTTTTATCTTTTTTACATTTATTTTTAAAACGCTTGATTTTACAAGGGAAAATTTATACCCGATGAGGTACTTACGTATAGGAATTGGAGGTAAAACGTACCCGATAAGGTGTAAAATACTTAATTGTATGGAAAAGCGTATAATTTTCGTATAAATACGGATAAATGCGTATACAAAATCCAATAAATCGAAATAGTGGCAAATGTTTGTGATAAAAATGTCCAGTAAATTGTCACAAAAACTGGACAAATATGTTACAGAATGTCTCAAATATCTGCTAAATATGCGACACAATTATTTGTAAAAGTGTGACACTTGCTATTTATTAAGGGTATATCCTTACAAAGGGGTGTTCGCTTTAAGATTATAGCCATAAAAAAAAGGAGCATCGCTTTCAACTGACACTCCTTTTAAAAACTAAAAGCTATGATTAGTGCAAATGTACTAAAATATATGTGAAATCCTACACACTTGACCGTGTTCTTTGTGATGTATGAATCCTTCAACTGCCTTAGGGTTGTGTTGGTATCCATTTCTATGATGCCAGGAATCAGTTCCTGAAGGTGAACGTAGTGATTCAACTGTTACTCCAATGTAATCTTTTGAAGTTTTATGGTGAACGTGGTGCGTGTACACATAACGATGCTTAGATAAACTCCATTCGTGTGAAAACTCAGTTGCCATCAATAAAGGAAGGTCAGCGTGCTTTGCTCCATCACCGTGTGTAGTTCCGATTAGATTCTTTCCGTATAAAAATCCTTTGCGGTGAGCGATAGAACAATCAAAAGTGATATTATCACAATCTTTAAACCACGTTTGTATAACATCTGCAAGGAAGAATCCGTGTGTGTAGTCGTGATTAGATGGATTGAAAGTAAAATGCACATCAGCGACAGATAGCAAAGTTTCCAAAATGTCAACATATAAACGTTTTGCGATTAGAAAATTAGAGTACCACATTCCATCTGTATCCTGTGGAGTGCCTGAAGTGGTTTGTCTTTTAGGAGTATCAATGTGTAAAATGTCGTTTCCTCCTATGAATAGAATCTTATCAATGTTAAATCCTGTGCATTTATCTAAGATGCCTTGAACGCCTTCTTTAACACGTTTAACTGCGATTTGGTTGTTGTAATCTTCACCTGTTTCAAATGCTTCACATAGCTTTCCGATGTGTACGTCTGCAGGGTCAATCACTAACAAGTGTCCATCTGTGGATGGATTACGAAAAATAGTTGGGTATTCTGGTTTGAAATCACGGATGTCTTTTATGATTGCTTCCTGTAATTCCTTGTAGTTTGTTTCCTCTGATTCTTTGAAGTTTGGATTCTTAAAGAATAGTGATGCGTTTTTGGATTTTAGCCATCCGTGTTTTACATCCTTGTCATCTAATCCAAGCCCATTGGATTCGAGTTTAATTGCTCTGTAAGACTGCAAGATTTCAATTTCGTCCTCTTGTAGTCTAAAGCGAGTTTGCTTGTTCATATGTTACTTCATTAGCGTGAATAGAAGTTTAACCCTACTTCTAAAGGTTTCGCTTAGTGATATTCTTAAAAGGAATCCTAAGACGAATGCGATGGCAACAAACCACCAATTTATTTTTTTCTTTGTAATGTATTTATTCTGAAACTTTACCTTCTGCACCTCAGCATTTACCACTTTGGTTTTGTACTTATATTCAATCTTTGTCTGATACCGTGTTTTAGGCACGAAAGACGTCTTGTAACGCACTATCGTATCTTTCTTAACGATTACCTTCTCCCAATAAATTGAGTCTCTTAAAACGTACGGAATTGAGTCTATTGTCGAAACTTGTATAGTATCGCTTGTTTCGTCACACCTGTATCCTTTTTTCATCGCCTTCATAACGTGATAATGAGCAGAGCAGGATGCAAGCAATAAAACTAAGAAGAGGTATCTCATAGATTTTTAAGCATTTCAATTACTCGTGGACAAGGGTACATATCACTTTTGTCTTTACGAACTGAATTGTGTGTGAAGATTCCTTTATTTCCTTTGAATGCTTCCTTATCAATTGCCCATATTTCAGAACGGTAATCCTTAGGGATGTCGTATGTATCACACAGGTAAACTACAAGTTGACGCAAAGACTCGATTTGAGCATCAGAGTATTTATACCAATACTTGTACCCTTTATAAGGCTGGTCTAATTCAGTAACATAAGATGGATTAACAACGCCACCTGCATAGTTATAGAACTTGTCGCCTTTCTTTTTCAGATAACCCCAGTTGCATACCTCGATTCCAACCGATGATTTGTTGAGATTTGAATACTTCGCACCATTACGAGCAAAATCTTCTTGGTCAATTCCTAAATGCCACGCCCAATGTTTAGAAGAAAAACATTGAACGATTGTACCGTTTTCACCAATGATAAAAGCTGTAGCGATTCTGGAGTCGTTACCATTCCAATATCTACTCACTCCTTCAGCATTTCCATTTCCTGCCGTGTGGTGCAGATATATCTGCGTCTTAGGTGAACTTTCAGCAAAATACTGGTTGTCTTTTAGCCTAACTTGTTTAATAGCTTGGATGTCTAATTTTTTCATTTTAGTTCGTCTAATTGTTCCTTACTTCGTTTCAAAAACTTTACGAATCTATCCCATACATTAACTCCTGTTACCGAGAAGTAGCTTTCATTGATGCTCTTAATTTCCGTAAATACGCAGAACGTTGTGAATGCTTTGGTCAATACTAAGTCAATCGCAATAAAGTGTCCTAATAAATCAGCTACAACGTATTTTTCTAAAAGAAAGATACATACAATAGCACCTGAGTAAAGTAGGCTCTTGCTGATAGTGTGAGATAATCTTCTACTTCTAATTGATGACCATCCGTTTTTTTTCACGCTTCTCCAGATACCGAAAAACGTATCCAAGATAATGAATAGAACTGCAATAATTACTAATGGTTTTACAGGTGCTAAGATAGTCAGCACAGAGAAAGCAAATATGGACAATTTAGTTTTCATTATTTAAGTGCGTTTACAAACAAATTAATGTCGGTAAATTGAACGTTGTTAATAGTACAAGAAAGGTCTAAATAAATGACACCTTTGTCAGTTGCAACTAATACGCTTTCAGTTGATATAATTTCGCCAACCTCAATTATATTTTCGTTTTCGTCATACACTTGAGTAGTGCTAAATACATACGTTTCATCTTTAAAGATAAATCCGTTTTCTATTGTTGTTATACTATGCTTCATTTTGTACAAATTTTACCCCTCTTACTTCGGCTGTAGCTGGAACAGAAGGCGTTAAAGATACTAATAAATATCTGTTTGCTGTAACGTCAAATGCAATGGAACTTTGTGTATTTCCACTAGTTACTAAATCTGAATTAGTAGCTAAAGCAGAATTTAAAGTTAAGATATTACTAGATGAAATAAAAGAATTTCTAATCATATTAAAATAACCAGAAGTTGCAGCGTTTCCACTTGTTGCAATCAATGTAGCACCCGTTAAAGTACTTGTTGTATTTATGTAAAGTTTTGCTTGTAAACTTACTGCACCACTTGTTGAACCAACTTTCAAAGCAATCTCAAAAGAACCATTAGCAGCGAAAGTATTTGCTGGAATCAAATAACTACCCACCAGCGTTTCACCCGTTGCTAATGCACTTTGTAAAGTAGTGTTTACATATTTACGGTATCCAACACTACCACCTCCTCCACCTAAATCAGCGATGTCTTGAGTTGTTACTTTTACCGTTGCACCACCTTGCACAATCGGCACGACCTCAGTACCATCTAATGTGCTACCTGCCGTTAATTCTGATATTTTTACTTCAGCCATATTTTATTTTTTTATCTTTCTAATAATGTTTCACCTGCCCAAGAATTGTCATAGATAGAACCAAAGCCACCTGCATTGAAAGTAGTTTCAGTTACTAATAGATTGTCGTTCTCAGTTGACATAAACGAACCATTCTCAGCAAGTATGTTTGTTACTTCTAATCCGTTAATCTGTCCATCAGCACCCCAACTTATTGTGTTCAGAACGCCTTCACCCCAATTAATGTTATTTGCCATCTTTCTTTATCTTATTAAGAAACGTCTTTAATTTGTTTATGTTTTCTTTCTTAGGTGTGTAGATTCGTTTTTTCATAGATACCATCCGATGTAATTATTATTAGAATCTGGGTACATATCGTTATTCACATTAGCACGGTACTCAGGGAAAATGTCGTTATTAAAACTCATATAACTAATGAATCTCTCTGTGTAGTGTTGTGCAATTGAACGTTCTTTCTCCAATAGGTAATCCACTTCGTTTTTATCTACGTTCTCAGAGTTCTCAGATGAATGCTTGTAAACTCCTTTGTTTGCGATTGTGTAAGCTGCAAAAGGTAAGTATTCAACCATTGCCCAATGAATAAGCATAGGCTTCACGTATGTTTCAACCAAAGATTCATAGTTACCTGTAAGAGTTCCTGCGATGATGTCCGCTTGTAGTTTCTCAAATAGCTTAGAACCTAAGTAGTTTTGTATGTGAATGTCCTGAGCGATTTTGACAAACTGAATGAACTTGTCAGTATCAACGTTACCATTTAACGCAGTAAATTTAACGATGTCATTTCTTGTTATGAATAGTGCCTCTGCTGCCATTATTTCCCGTATGTTTTATTTGTTGGTAAAAAGCCATTGTAAGGCATATCAACAGGTCTTTGTGAAACTAAAGCGTTGTTCTTAATTGTATATCCGAATTTCTCAGCTTTCTTTCCTGCAATCTGTTTTGCTTTAGGTGAGTTAACATCTATTCCACGTCCTTCAAAATTAGCATACACTTGCTTGTTCCATCTGTGGTGACAATTTCCTCCTCCTTTGTACTTCCAAATGTCGTACTGATTAGCACCTTTTGCTCCCCATCCTTCATTTACTGTTTGGTTATTCATTCTCAAGATATCCTCTTTGCGGTAAATCTTGTTAGCAGACATCATCTTTTGACAAAATGGACGTGACTTAGCAGACGTTTCACCTGCGTAAACATAGCGTGTAATGAATCTGATTCCATCAATATCTTCATCCTGCTCTGATTTAGCATTAGGATTAGCAGTACCTGTGGAAACAAAGTTGTATATCTTGCTTAATAAAGACGTTTTAGGCTCGTTTAAGAGCATTTCGTTCTCTGCGTCATCATTATCATAGTCAACTGCAAATTCGTCTATTAGAAGCCAATCTGCATTTGGTGATTCACCTAAGTCAATCAATGCTTGTGCTACTTCGTTATCCATTGCACTTAACTCAGTTCCATCTGTACCTGTTTCTTCAGCAATTTGCTCTTCAGTTTGTGCGTTCTCTAAATCAACGAATTCCAAAGGTTGTAATGTACGGAAATATAGTTTCAATGAGATTCCGTTTACTGCTAAGATTGCATCAAATGCTTCTAACAATTCCTCCTGCATTGGACGAATCACCATATTATCAAATAAGATAGCAGAGTTTTTAAGTTCATCTGCATTGCTTGAGAATCCATTTGATGAAGCAACTCCAAATAACAAAGGAGAAGTCACGTTATGACCTAACATAATCTTACGTAAACATTCTTCAGATAAGTATGTGTAATGCTCAGGTGCATCGTTTAATGGAATATCTTCAACTGTTGTTTTGGATTCAGCATTGTCATTGAAAGCAACGATTACTTTTTGCCCTCGTGAACCTGTTAGCTTGTTTAATACCTTAGATGTTATGATTGATTGTTGCTCTTCAGTAGGAACTCCATTGTTGAAGTTGACTACTTTAGTTCCTGAGAATCCGTTTTGTACTTCATTAATCAAGTAATCAGCTATTTCCTCCTCCAAAAGTGCATATGGAAGTGCCCCTTGATAGTCAGGATAAGCATAGTATTTCATTCCAACTGCATAAGGCTTAGAGAATAGAATCTCTACCTTTTCTTTTGAGTATCCAAATGCAGGAATGCGTTTTGGTTCGAACTTTTTAGTGTCACTCCAATCATCAGAGTAGTAATACGCCTCAATTTCTCCATCTTTATTGCACTTCTCAGCACGTAGTAAGTTCACAGGCATATGATAAGCCTTTAAAATCTTATCGTGTTTATCATTGTAGTGTACCTGAATAGCGAATTGCCCTAACATTTTTCTGTCAAGTACCATTTTACGCACACAATCCTTGTTGAATAAACTCATCATTTGAGCATACTCATTTGGCTTGCGATTAGCATCTAATGCACTAAGTCCTTTACCGTAAACTAAGCGTGAAATATTATTAATGATTGCTGAGTTCGTTGTGGAGTTCGTGTATCTGTCTATAAGGAAAGAATAGAAATCGTTCGAATCACCAAAATCCACCCAATTATCACGCTTGGATTCTTGGATTGTGGGAGTTGTATAAGCACTTAGACTTAATATGTGTACGTTATCACTCATATACTATGAATTCGTTTGTTGTATTGTTTGATATGTATTGTCCATCATTCACAGAGAACTCGGATATTGTTTGGTCGGTACAGAATATCTTATCCTTATGACAGATAGTTGTTCCGTTTGTTAATAGTAAAGTGTATCCGTGATTTTCTACAAGTGCAAAGGTTGCAGTAATCGTGTTTGCATAGCCACCTTGAGTTGAACTTGTGATTGCAACTGTCGTTGTTACGTTCGTCTGCTCATCAGTAATTGACATCGTTGTGTAATTCTCAAATCTTGGAATGAAACTAAATGTTTGTGCTGAAGTAGATGTTGTTAATACTATCATATGTATTAAACGACAAAAGAAAGAAAACGTTTTAAAATAGAAAAGGGAAGCCGAAGCCTCCCTAATCACGCTATGAAAAAGTATAGATTAAGCAGTTACAATAGTAGCTGAACCAAATGCAGTTGCTAAAGCAGTTTCTGTAGATACATCAATTAGATTGGCAGTCAATTTCTCAGTCCCAACCATAGTCAAGGTATATCCGTTTAGGTCTCCCATCGCACTACCATTCATCACGTTTGCAGTAGTCAATTCCATTCCGTGTTCTAAACCTGCGAAAAAGAATTGGTTGTTTCTGTTTTTAACGATAACGTATGGACGACCATAAGAAAGTAACTTAACATTTTTGTGAGTAGTTGAATCTTGTTTTTTCAAAGTGAAAGTCAAAGTTTGCTCAACAAAAGATGTTCCGTTCTCACGAGAAGATGTAATTACTTGGTCAAAAGTATTAGCACCTTTTAATTCATATTTATATAAGTTAGTAACACCAGCAACAGAATCAATTACATCTGTGTTAGTACCATCATAAGTTATACCTGTGTAGTCTCCGAAGTTAATGAAGTAGATAGCGTCAATCCCGCCTACTGCATCCTTACATACTTCCAATCTACCGTTTGCAATATCACAAGCCATTTTTTATATTTTATAAGTTAAACAAAAAAGGGAAGGCATTTGACCTCCCCTTTCAATTAGTGTCTGTTAATATTAGTTAGCAGAGTTTGTGATTCCGTATGTTACCATATCTTCAGCAAAACCATATTTCGCATCTGCGGTGAAACGCATTACTACTCGGACGTTCTCCGAACCGTCCAAATCTGCTAAATCAATGACTTTCACTTGGTTCATATCGTTCAACAAACCTGTTGCGAAGTGCAAATTAGAAGTTGTAGTTGCGATACCTGTGTTAGCAGCCAAACCGTTAGCCATAAAGATAGGAGTACCATCGAAGCTCAAAGAACCGTTTGTGTACCATTGAGTACCCATATTGTTTGTACCATTTGCTCCTAAACCTGATGCACCAAATCCACCCAAAGCACGGATATATGCTTTAACGATGTTTTGAGATAAATACAATTTCAAATCAGGTTGTCCGTACATACGTGCAGGAATAGCATCAACCAATTTACCGATTTCAGCAACAACGTTTGCAGCAGTTACAGTTGTACCAGCAACTTCTTGTGCAGCAGGTAAAGCAGCATCAGCAGCGATTTGTGTAGCGATACCATCGAATTGACCAGCAGTTGCGTTAGCACCTGTCCAGATTGTTGTCTCCATAGAAGAAGCAACTTTGTCAGCAACGTATCCGATTAAGTAATCAGAGAAAGATTTAGGAAGTACATCAAATGCAGAGTATCCCATCTCGTTTGCTTGCCAAGTTGAATGGAAGTCTTTTTTACAAAGTTGTAAGTTAACTTGGAATTCCTCAGGTTGAAGAACACGCTCAGTCAAAGTAACTGTAGAAGTAGGGGTGAAATCGCAAGATGCATTGGAAATCACGCCATCTGTACCGATTTTTTGAATTACTTGTTTGTACTTTACATTCGGGTGAATAGTTAAACCACCTTGCTCTAAGGTTGGAGCAGATAACAATGCAGCAGCAATGTATTTGCCTGCGAACTCACCTGCGTAAGTTGTAGTAATTGACGTTGTAGTAGCCATTTTTTAAATTTTAATTAGTTAATATTATTTATTTAATTTTTCAAAGATTGAATCCAAAGTTGTTTTTGCTCTTTTGTTTGAGAACTTAAACATCTCTACTGTATTCGTGTTTTCAGGATTGTGCATTATTGGTTTTGGCTCTTCTGAAAGTTCGGTTGCTTCCGTTGCAACTTCGTTAACTTTAGAAAGCAATTCCAATTTAGCTTTCAATTCAATATTTTCGTTTTTAAGTGCTTCGATTTCTGAGAAGAAAGTTTCTTTCACGATTGATTCGATAGTTTTCTTAGCAGCAGGTGCAGATGGTGCGGATGCCTCAACTTCAACTTCCTCTTCTACTTCAGCCTCAGGTGCAACTTCCTCTTCAACTTCTTCTTCTTTTACTGCCTCTTTTACTTCTTTGATGATACCTTCAACTTCAACGACAAGAATCATTCCGTTCTCTAATTCGTATTCACCTACAGGTAAAGGAATTTTTTGCTCGTCTTCAGTAACAACGAATACTTCGTTATCCATTTCAAATGCGTCTGCTTCAAGAACTGTTACTCCATCCATTAGCTTCATCATCTCAAGTTTAACTTCCATTCCAAGAAGTTCTTTGATTTTGTTAATTGTGTTATTTTTCATTTTTCGTTTATTAAAATTGCTGTACTTTATCTATTACTGAACTTAATGCTTCCCAAGACTTATTTACTTCATTGTAATTTGGGATTGAAGTAGGGTTAATTCCTAATTCTTTTGCTTTTGCTTCTACAGTGTTAATTAATTTTGCTTGTACGCCCAATATTGAGTTAGCACCTTTAGACTCCGTTAACATTTTCTTGTAAGAATCTTCGTAACTTTTGATTGATAAATTAACAGCGTCAGTTGCTTTTTGTAAAAACACAATTGATTGTTTTAGGTCATCGGCTAAAGCTAAATTAACTTCGTGAGAAGCTAACTCTGTTACCTCGTTGATTGCTGATACTTTCTTAAATACTTCGTTTAATCCCATTGTTCTTTTTTTTTATAAAACGTTTCTATTATATTTCTGTTGTATTTTTATCCGTTCTGACGTACGATTGTTCTCGTTCCGCCATTGACTGTTACCGTGACATTTTCAGTTCCTGTAATCGCTCCTATGCCCTGTGCTTCCAAACTTCCATCACAACATTTCTTGGAGTATTTTCCATCTTTGCATAAGCATCCTCTTTTGCTACCTAATCTTGGTGAAGAGTAGCTTGGTGTTTTAAACTTGCTCATTGTTATTTGTGTTTGTTTATGAATCTAAGAACTTCTGTAAGTGTTACTGCATTTTTATCGTATTGCTTTACCTCAGGTAAGTTTTCAATTTGAGCAGCACCAATACCTAATTCCTTAGCAATTTCAACCATTCGGTCATATGTACCTGCAGTTGTTTTAATTCCTGCACTTGCTTCAGAAAATAAACTTTGTAAACTTTTTATTTCAGAATTAATCTGATTCATTTTATCTTGAAGTCCTTTGATATTTTTATTATCAAACTCTACATTTCTTTTCAAATTATCAGACAATGCCAAATCAACTTTATGACTTTCTAATTTAGCTTCTACTTTTGCAGTAATGTCTGCAATGATTTGTTCTTTAGTTGTTTTCATTTTCTATGATTATTTGTTTAATTTTTTCGATTAATAAATCCTCCTCAGTCATTTGAGACATTTCTAATTTGTCAGCGAAGTAACCTTCAATAGAGAATCCTTTTACTTTTCCTGCTTTAACGTCTTTCCATACCTCATCATTGTTCACCTTCATTGAAATCATCCAGGTTCCTTTTGGTAAACTGAATCCGTATTTAACTGATTTGTCGTGTTTGTCATCTTCAATAATCCAAGATTCAACTACGCTCATTCCGTCCAATTTCTTGTCGTGTTCGTAAGTAGCGTTGTTTTGATTTGAACGCATTAAGAATAACTCGGATGCTTTGCGTACCGTGTCCTCAGAGAAGTAAATGTAATACTCTTCATTCTTTGCGTTACGTCTGTAGATTTGTTTGTTAGGGACTAAAGCAGCACCCATTAGGATGCGTTTCTCTTGGTCAACTTCCTTTAATTCTACTTCGTGTTTTGATAGATGAATGAAGTTCTCCTCAATGGCAGGCGATTCCACTACGGAAACCGCATCAATTCCACTCATTGAATCTTTCTCGTCAATTATAAGTTCGATAATTTTGTACATAATATAAAAACGTTTTATTTAACTAATGTTGCATTTTCAATTCTATTTCGGTCTAATGACTGAGCAGATGTTACATCTCCCGACACTACATAAGCCTTAGTTGGTTGTTGTTGTAACTGTGCTAATTGATTGATGCTTGAGTTACCTACAACGTTAAAGGATGGTGACATAACAGAACCTGCTCCTCCACCTGTTCCTCCACCTCCTCCACCGCCTGTTGGGTCAGCAGGAGGAGTTCCACCACCTAATGTTTTTAATGCCTTTGCAGTTGCAGCAATGTTTGCTGCTATTCCAATACCTGTTGAAATGTTATTCATTGCAATTACAGGTGCTGCCGCTGCTCCACTTGTTGCAATTGATTGTGGAGTTGCTAATGCTCCTGCATTTGCTAATTTATTTGCAATAACCATCTTAGCAATACCAATAGCCGATTCTGCAATTACTGCTGCTTTTTGAACTCCTTTTGATTTTTCAAATAAACCTTTTACTAATGCAATACCTTGCAATGCAGTATCAAGTCCTTGTTGTTGAATAGCTGCCTTTTGTTCTGCTACTGCTTTAGCCTCTTCTACCTCTTTTTTATACCGCTCGGTTTCAGCAAATGCCAGCCTTGTTTTTACCTCATCAATACCAACTAATCCTTTTTTCTGTTGCTCTTGTGAATCTTTTGACCTTGTAACAAAATCGGCTTGTAGCATAGCTACTTTATCTAATCCTAAACGAGTAGTGTCAATCTGACGGTCTTCTAAGTCTTTAAGTTCTTTAGCTTTAGCTGCTTCTAAATCAGTCGTGTCTTTTTTATGTTTTTTAGCCAGTGCAATCTGAGCATCATATTTTTCTTTGACATCACGAACTTGCTTATCATATTCAGACTTAAATACATCGGTTGCTTCACGATTGTTTTTCTTTATCTCATTTAATTCTTCAATTGATTTATCGTGTTGCTCTTTTTGTAAGTCTTTGAGTTTGTCGTTCTTTTCTTTTTCCTCTTGTATTGCTTTATTCTTTGCATCCGTTAATTCCTGTTGGACTTCAACTTGATTTTGATAAATAACATTTCTCTTATTTTGGTATGCTTCTTTTAAATCTGCATATTCCTCTTTAAGTGCCTCACGCGTTTTAGTAACTAACTCCCTTTGTTTTTGAATCTGCTCATCTGCTAAACCTTGCATTTGGTATGATGCCAGAATGTTCTTATTTTTTTCGTATGTATTTCGTGCAGTTGCAACCGATGCCTCTTCTAAAGCAATTTGTTCATCAGCGTGTTTTAACGCTAACTTTCTTAAAGCCTCAGCACTTGCACCTGCTGCTTTAGCCATATTATACTCGTGACCGTTCTTTTCTTTGAGTGCATCACCTGCCTTATCTGCTGATGCCTTTTGTTTCTTTAATGCCTCTGTGTTTCGTGCAGTAGCTGCCGCAGCAGCATCATTTGCTTGTGAGGATTCCTGGAACATTGTAATCAACTTGTATCCAATTGCAACCAATGCTGCAAGACCTGCTACAATTGCCACAACTGGATTGGCTGCCATTGCAGTGTTGTATAACCATTGAAATGCAGTTAATACTTTTTGAAATGCAGATGTTGCCTTAATCGTTTCACCTAAGGACTTGAATGATTTTATGCTTTCTCGTACTCCCTCAATACCTTGCTGAATAGCCATTGCGGATTGCACCTTCAATAAAGCACCTTCCACTTGCTCGGATTCAACTCCAAATGCACCCATAGCACCCTGAGCAACACTAAACCCTGCAGAAATCCCACTTAAAGCACCACCAAGTTTTTGACCCATTGTACTTGCAGCTGCATCCACCGCCATATCGGTCTTTATCTGCACCTTGCGATAATCTCCAACGGTCTTTAATAAGTCTTTATATTCCTTAGTAGTAGTTTTACCTGCGTTCGCTAATTCATACAACCTATCCTCTGCCTCACCCATACGAGTTGTAAGCGGTTGCAAGTCGCCATATACCTCTTCAAAACTTGCTGATACATCGTGTGTTGCTTTGGACAAATCGTCCATTGCTTTCACAGCATCTTTCGTGTTTACATCAATTTCTATTACTCTCTTTTCAGCCATTGTTTCGTTTTTTTAGTGCTATTTTTCTTCTTTCTTGACGTGTCATTTTACGAAAGGATGTCGTGTAAGCGTATTTACCTTTTGCGATGTCTATGTTTTCCGATATTCCGTAGAAGTCATCCACTGATAGCATTGAGATTATGTTCTTTATCATTTCTGTATAATGTTAATGTTTGTTAATTCCGTGATTCCGTTGTTCAATGTGTAGGTAACATCCACAGGGTAAACAGTTCCTGCAGTATTAGGAGGTAAAGTGATGTCAACATACTGTGGTGCATCAATAGTTGTAGGGGCAATTATAATATCAGGTACAGTTGTGCTTACTTCTGCACTAATCGCTCCGTTGACAAAGTCAATAGGAACTGCAATTGTACCGCCTAATACCCCAACATAAGGTTGATATGTAGAATTTATCATTGGTCTGAAGTCTAATATCAATTCGAAGTTTACCTCACCTGTTGTTAGATTGGATTGCATTGAGTTAATGATGTATCTTTTATCTCTAATGAGTAATCTATCGTTTAACTGTAAGCCAGTAAGCAAGCTAATAGGTAGAATCGTTTTTACCTTGACAATTCGTTGCTTTAGGTTGTACAGATTGTACAGGTAACTGAAATAATATGTAGCAAATAACGTTTGTTGCACAGGCTCATTTAACATCGTTGAGATGTCAGGTGCAAAGTTCAAAGTATAGTCAGTTAGGTTATATCTTAAATCTTGTCCAAACGGAGTGTAATTAACTATAGGGTCAGTTGATGTACCATCGTTAAAGTAAAAATCTACATCCTTATTGTCGTATTGATACAATAAAATTGGCTTAGGAATATAAGGTGCAAACTCGTTGTTTAATGAGTATCCAACTTGTAAGTCAGTACCTGTGAATTTGTTCTGTAGAAGATTTTCAAAAGGCACTGCCAAAGTAAATTCATCTCCATCGTAATTGTACTGATAGGATGTATCTCCATATTGACGTGCAAATAATTGGCTAAATTGTTTATTTAAGAACCCTTCACCTTCCTGATACTTCATTGAAATCTTTTTATACAATTTCATTCTGTCAATATCAATAGTATTTACATCCGTGTATTCAGAGATATCAACAATTGCTCCTTGAGAATACCAATCGTCCAAAGGCTCAAGTTGATAAACATTCTCAGCAGTTCCGTAGCAGGTCATATTGAACATTTTCACAATACCTCCAAAGAAATCCGCTATTTTCATTTGAGGTGACATTGAAGCTAAGTCTGTATTCAAAACAATGTTAGTAGTATTGTTTGTACAAACTGCATAATCACTAACCAAAACTCCACCTGAAATGTAATAAACTGTGTATTTAATTTCTGAATTTATTGTTATCGCATCGTTTGCTCTTAGTTTAAATTGATAAGTGACATCAAGTCCTGAAGTCTGATTAAAGAAATCACACGTATAAACACCTGTACCACTTCCGAAAATAGTATTGAATAGGTTTCCGTTTTGATAGATGTCAATATAATATGTATCACTTGTTGATGCTGAGGTAACTTCAAATTCAATCAAGTGACTATAAACACCTGTTATTTCTTGAATGTGTAATGTGTCTAACGTAGTATCAAATGCACCTGTCAAATCATAAGTTCCAACTGGAGGTGATATTACTTCCATATCAACTAAGAATGATTCTGATACAATCTGCATTTCATTCTTGTTTTTGTACCACAAGAATAGTTTCGTGAACCTATCGTTATTTAGGAAGTTACCTGTGAAATCTATTCCGTATTTATTTTCAATCGCTTCGAATATTTTCGACACTCTAACTGCTGGAAATAACTCTTCATAATGTATGTGTCCTGAAGTTTGTCCAATGTCGTGAGATGAACTTGTTGGAATCGTGTAATAAGCAGGAGTAATTGTAGTTGGTGCTTGACCTGAATAAGTCCATACACGTTGTGAACTAATCAAAGGGTATTTAACATCGTATGAATTAGACGCATCTATTATCCTTGTTCTAACTTCCGTGCCTGTGTACTCGTGATTCAAAGATGTGTAATCCAAATCAGAAAGTAAATCTTCACCAAAGTAATCTAACAAGGTTCTGCCTTCACCATAGAATGTAAGTGTGTAGCTTTCTGCTTTTCCCTTGTTTAATTTGCTCCCTTCAATCTGAATCTTACCTCGTCTGAAAAACGTTAAGTCAATTTCAATGAACGCATTTCTACGTATGTTGTGGTCAATGCTTGAGTTAACATCTGTCTGATAGAAGTGTTCAAAGATTGCATTGTTGTGTGTGGAAGCAGGCACGGTAAAACTCTGTGAAAAGTCTGTGTATGCTTTCGATATGTCTGATATATTCTGTTGAGTTGACGTTACTTGAATCTGTTCGTCATTGAACAGTTCTATCCTTTGCCCTTCGATGTATATCTGTACTTTTCTATTCATTAGACAACGGAGTTAATTAGGTCATAAGCGTATTCAAAATCCAATTGATAATTAATCATATGGTTGTTTATACTCTTGAATAGTTCAGTTGATTTCGTGTTTATCTTTACAGGTGATTTATCTAATAGGATTCTTTCGCTTGCCATTAGTTGTTTAATGACCTCAGAATAACTTTCGTCCACCCAATCAGTATTAACCTTGATTTGTTGTTTAAGGTTCGTGTTAAACATTTTTCTTTGTCCTTCCTGTACTGAGTAATTTGGGTATGTGGATTGCATCAAATTATACTCCGTGTTTTCCATTGATATGGCTGAACTAGATGCTTTGAAGAACCATTCAGTTTGCCACCCTCCATATCTGTTTACAAAGTCACATCTTACAGGTGTGTATTTGCATTCCTCCTTCGGTCTGAATGTTGCACTCCAAATTGTAGATGTACCATCCGAAATGTCTATTCTATTCCCATCGTTAAGATAGGTAGGCCATACCTTTGCCCAATCGTTAACGTTTGACGTGTTCAAAGTTGAGAACTCGGTTGCACCTGTGTTTAGGTTCGTGTAAGTAATTGAATGACCAAATGCACCTTCGATTGTAATGTGTCCTGTGTTACCTGTGCCATCTAAATAATAGTAGCTATCAACAGGTGGTGCGTGAACGTATCCAATATCAGCATTGTATCCTTCCGTGTAATATCCGAATCCATCAAATGCTCTGCGTGTCTGAGTTAATCCAACTTGAATAAATATAGTGCTAACTTTCTTGTATAGTTTTAAACCTACCCAGCACCATTGTGCTGCAGGCGTTACAGGATTTCCCGATGTAACAGACTGCAATTGATTGTGGTCAATGTACTCCCTGATGTATGGAGAAATGTCATAGTAAGTTGCAGGTGCATTTGATGAAGGTATCTTTTTGCTGAGAGTATAAGCAGGTGAAGATGGCATTGGAGTAGTGTTACCATTCCACAGAAAGATTTCTAATTTAGTTTCAATCTGAGCAGTCTCATTGATTGTAACGATGTATGGTGAGCGTGCAAATATTGCCATTTTATTTTCCTATTAAGTAAATTGATTCATTAAATAATTTTGTCGCATCTAATCCAAATGCTTCCACCAAAGTGTCAGGTAACTTCTTGTATGCGTTCTCAAATGGTTTGGTAAAGAATAAACTCGGTTTAATCCCGTTCATATAAACGCCACGTGCAATCATAAACTGAAGTGATTTCCTTGATGCAAACTTCCCTTGTTTTCTTGGAGACAATCCTTTTCTTACAATCCATTTATCAAATGCTCTTGGAGGAGGCATCTTATCTTTGTAGCTAAACTCAGTGTTGTACTTTTTTCGTTTACCACTAACTCCTTTATCTTGAAAGATACCGTAATCTTCCATTGAGAACTCCATCTCAAATGAGTTTTGGTTTGCTTTTACCCTACCGTCAATTGAATCATAAAGTTTACCTCCATCCTTCCCAAGTCGAGATAGGTTGTTCTTAGCCCGCTCAATTACTTGGTCACGAAACTTTTCTATTTCAATTTGAAGTTCTGATTTAGTCATTACTCAATAATTAAGAATGTTGATTCAGTAGGTTGTGGTGCTTGGCTTAAAGAACCCCAAGATGAAGCCAATTTTTTATCTACCTCAGTATAACTACTATTTGACCAAGTGTAAAGTTTTCTTGTGTCATTAGCTACATACAAAATCTTTGCATCTCCCCTCTGAGGAAATGAAGCACGATTGTTGTATTGTTCGTGTTTTTGCGGTAGGTTAATATTGAATGCCATTAGCAGATAGTCATTTCGTTTGGCACTGTTACATCAAATGTCATTGTCCATCCAGCAAGGTAGTTCTCGAATCGCTCTGTGAATGGTTCTAAACTTGGATTGTCCTCAATTACAAATAAGTCATCCCATAAGTTACCGTGTAACATCTGCTGATATGCACGATTTAAAACTGCGTGTTGAGTATTTAGTACGTCAAGTTCATTGTTGTTCTCTTGAAATAAATCAGTCACCTCTACTTTAGAAATATCAACAATATCCATTGCAAGAATTGATACGTTGAACGTTTGTGTATTAGGAGTAAGCGTTGAACTGTTCACCATTATGTGAGTTAATGGAAAAATAGTTTGCTTATTTAAATCCACTTGAAAGATGTCACCCTGAGTTACCGTGTTCACGATAGGGTCTGCATCGAAGTGAGTTTTAAGTTTGTCTAATATTGTGTAGTAGCCTGTCATCGTTTTAAATTACGTTCAAATTGTCTGCGTTCGATTTCGTTTTTTTGCTTTTCGAATACGAGATAGGTGAGACATTTAGTAAGTCTGAGTTCGGTAACTTCGTCAAATCTTGTAACGTCTCCTTTAGCGAGTCCATATATTGACTGATACCATCCCCATCGCTTGGCAAATTGAGTTGTTTCTGAAAAGTCATTTGCAATTCCTTGCTCGTCCTCATCTCCTTCTCCAAATAGTTCAGGGTAGCCTCTAATAACTCGCTTCCTAAATTCCAAAAAAAAAGCGTACTTGCAATTACCACATCAAGTGGAGCAAACTTCATTAATTCTTGGAAGTCAACGTTTGGTTCGTATGGTAAAATATCGTACTTATCTTTTCGTGTTTTCACAATCGGTCTGTACATTACTGCCATCGCTTTGTGATAATCATCCCATTTAGTAAGGTGAGATTCTAAATCAACGTATTCACCAAAGGAGATTGCTTCAAGTTCTGGTATGAATCCGAATTCAATTTCAGTTTCGTTTGCTTTAATCTTGAATCGGTTCTTGAATGCTGGCTTCTCAGAGAATAACTTTGTGAAGTGAACGATTAATTCATTCAAAGATGTTAGCTTCATTTTAGCAACGTCTTTTAGTTGTAGTCCACAGAATATCTCCACCATCTTTTGAGCAACAAATTCTTCATCATTGGAATCTGCCTGAACTTTAAGAAAGTCCTGATAGTGTTTAAGTGGAATCTCACTTAGACTTGAAGGTACGTTGATTTCTAACTTCATAATATTTAAACGATTTATTTATTGTTTTGTTGTACACGAATCATATCATACGCAGCACATAGCATCTTGAAATGTAAACGCATTTTCATAGGCTCATCAAAGATAATCTTTATTTTCTTTCCAGTCATTACGTAGATGTAATCCTCCACTACCGCCTTAAGCATTGGAAGGTCATCTGATGTTGTATTGTCCATAGTTCTTTTTTAATCCTAAGGTTTCCATCTCGTGATACCTGAGTGCATCAATAGCGTGATTGAAGTGGTCAATAGGTACGTTCTTTCTTGTACCGTCTTTTGCTACATCCCAACAGTAACTTCTCAACTCCTTAATCAAGTTCTGGCTATCTGCAGTGACTAAGTATTCTTGACGTTGCATAATGTCAATACCGAATCTAATTGAATCTACTCCCTTTGTTACGCCCTTAATCATTTTGCCGAATCTTCTAATCTCTTCTATTGATTTAGGTTCTGAACTATCAGCGTAAATCGGTACACTATTTGGGAGCATATTTGCGATGTCAGAGTTAACCATTCCTGTACGGTAGACTACCTCGTTTACTATTCGTTGACCGTTGTAGTTGTATATCTCAATGATTGATGTAGGGTCATTCGTGTAACCAAAATCCAGTCCTATTCCAATCAACTTAGCTTCGGTTGGTATCTTGTCGATTGATTTCCAATTGTCAAAGATTACGCCTTCTAAACTACCTACTTCTCCTAATCCATACACACGCCACCAATTCGCCCAATAAGAACTCGTTGCTGCTTTCTCACGGTTCTTTTCAATCTGAGATACAATTGATTCATCAAGTGCTTCGTTGTCCTTGTATGTTAAGATAATGAAATCTGAATCAGGTTCGTCTTTTAGTTCCTTATGTACCCAGAATTCATTGGCTGGATTAAAGTCAAGGAATACTTCCTTTTTTGTACGGATGGCTAACTCATTGTAGGATTCAAAAGTTACGTTGTTGCACTCATTGATGTAAAGGATGTCACGCCTTGCTCCTCTGAGTTTAGATGCATCATCTGCTGAGAAGAACTCTATTACACTACCGTTTCCAAATTCGTATCTTAGAAGTGATTTATTGAATCGGTCATCTATGTAGCGTCCTGTCCATCTCATTATCTTTGTGAAGTCTTTTAATGCTCCTCTTCGTAAGTGAGGAATGGATTCAGCTACAACAGAAACTTCTAATCCAGGTTGACGTGTGCATTTGTCTATTAAAATTGGCAGTATGCCAAATGTTTTACCAACATTATCTCCCCCTGTTACTTAATTCGCAGGGGGATAAAAGGCGGACGTTCCACCCTGAACGATTTTGATTCGTTTTTTCAAGGCGTGAATGCGTCTGATTGCAGTCGTTACTTTAAACATTACTTTCTTCTTTATCTTCTGATGAGTTAAAATCAAACAATGGTTGCTCTGTTACAATAGTGTTTTCTACCTTCTCAGTTAATCCGTTTAATCGTGCAGTAAGACTTGCATTGTATTGTCCAACCATACCTCCTGAGATTTGGTCTTGTCTGATTTCTCGCTTTATGTGTGTAGAGATATCGCAAAAATCTTGGTAAGCTCCTTTAGTATTATGTAAATAATGTTCAACAGTGCATTCAAATTTGTTGTAGCAATACACTTCAAAGCCATCAATGCTGAGTGGACATTCTAAGGGTTCTGCAACCATATCTCCTGAGCGTTGGTTCATTACGTATTTGTAACGTGGATTTTCTTTTACATACTCCTTGTATGCTTTGAACATATCTAATAGTTGTTCAGGTGTGTCTATCTTTCTTGGTCTTCCTCTTTGTGCCATAGTTTATTTAGTTTTTTTGTAGTGTTTAAAGTGGTCTAAAAATTCGTTCTCATCTATTTCTTCAACGCACATTAATCCATCTGCGTCTGTTAAGTAAACCACATAGTGAAATCCTTGCTTTGATAGATACTCTGTTACTTTGTTAGCAGCTTCTATCATTTCCTTACCGTGGTCAACTAAGTAGTATCTCATTTTGGTTTATTCAGTTTCCTCTTCCTTGTATTCCTCCATTACTCGTTGCATCTTAACTACGATTTCTCTTAGGCAACTTGCACACGATGTAGGCTCTTGTCTTACTTTGAAAATACGGTTGTATATCTTTAGGATTTGGTCTTGTTCGCTTGGTCGTATCGTGTTTTTGTACAATACCTGCGTTTCGTTTAGATAGTTGTATTCTACCTCAGTTAAACACTCTGGTTTGTTGTACGGAAACATCGCATTTAATTTTGCTTTGCGTGCATCGCATCCACAGTCATCTCCTGCTATGAACTTAACTAACTTTTTAATGCCTGTTGCCTCTGTGATTTGTTCGATAGTATCTCCTAATCCTTCAGCTTTCTTTCTTGGTGTTCGTGTTTTTGCCATTTGTTATTTTATTAATTCAAAATCTTCATTTAAATAGTCCTCAAAATCTTCTCCAATTGCTTCTCTGAGTCGTTCCTTACAGTTTTTTAGCGTGTTGAATATAGAAGTCAGACTTATATCTGTTTCTTCCGCTATCTCACGCATTGATAATTCTGATTCTCGGTAAAGGTTAAACATCTTAATGTCGTACCAATGCCATTTATCCACCTCTTCCTGTATCTTTTGCTCAATCAAGTTGAATGATTCGTGTTTTTCCACATTGCATTCATTGTAACTTAGCCTCGTGCAGTCATCAATTGATACGCTTTCAATCTTCTTTGCCCGCAAATGGTCAACATATACGCTACGCAGAATAAGCCACATTATGTTTTTGTTTACCGTGTCAGTAACTATTTTATCTATATGATTTAAACGTATGATTTTGATATATGTTTCTTGAACTATATC